CCTCTACGATTCTTTATCTGCTCGCTACACCAAAGGTCTAGCTCGTGCTATGGCGTACACAAAGCAGGTTAAAGCTGCTGCTACATTGAACAACGGTTTCTCATCTGCCTTTACTGGTGGTGATGGCGTTGCTCTCTTTAGCACATCCCATACCTTGGTTAACGGTGGCGTTAATGCGAACACCCCATCTACTCAAGCTGACTTAAACGAAACATCATTGGAAAATGCTGTTATCGGTATCGCTGCTTGGACAGATGAGCGTGGTCTCTTGATCGCTGCTAAACCTAAGAAGTTAGTTGTTCCTCCTGCACTCCAGTTCGTTGCAACCCGTTTGCTCGAAACTGAATTGCGTGTTGGTACAAACAACAACGACATCAACGCTATTAAGAACAATGGTTCGATTCCAGATGGTTACACAATTAACCACTTCTTGACCGACACAAACGCATGGTTCTTGACAACTGATGTACCTAACGGCCTCAAGCATTTCGTTCGTACACCACTCCAGAATTCTATGGACGGTGACTTCGATACTGGTAACGTACGTTACAAGTCTCGTGAGCGTTATTCTTTTGGCTGGTCTGATCCATTGGGAGTCTATGGCTCAAGCGGTTCATACTAATCTGTATGATCCTAATAAGAACCCCGCTCAAAAGGCGGGGTTTTTTACTTTATAATGGGTTATGAAAATAATCTATGATTTAGGTGCTAACAACGGGGATGACATCCCTTACTATTTAACCAAAGCCGATAAGGTGGTAGCTGTAGAGGCAAATCCAAAGCTTGCCAATCACATCAAAGAGCGCTTTAAAAATGAACCCAAAGTAGTTGTAGAACATTGCGCTGCAGTAATTAGCTACGAAAAAACAATAGATTTTCATATTTGCTCAGATCATGTCAGAAGCCGTATATCTGAACCAGATGAAGAAGGATATTCTTTAATCCAAGTTCCAGCTAGAAACGTATTAGAGCTGATTAAAAAGCATGGTAAACCCCACTATATTAAAATTGATATAGAGTTTTACGACCATATTATCTTGGAATATCTACTTAAAAATGGTATTAAACCGCCATATATCTCTGTAGAAGCCCACACAATAGAAGTATTTTGCCACCTTGTAACATTGGGTAAATACAACAAATTCAAGCTTATTGAAGGTTGTATGGTTTCTTCTGAATACCCAGCATTCCCACACCATGCAGCAGGACCATTTGGTGAAGACATTAGAGGAGAATGGTTAGATAAAGAAGATTTCTTTAAATTACTTGGGATTTATGGTTTGGGATGGAAAGATATCCATGCTACTTATTTGTAGCATTCAACACACAAACTTTCTAGCTCTCTTCCAGGATTGACAGGCTCAAGTCTTTGTATATCCTCAAGATCACTTTCCCGATATTTAGTTTTACGGACATATTTAAATCCAGTCCATTCTAACCAGTATTTTAAAGTATCCCAATCCCAGCCCATTTTATGGCCGTGGTTATGAAGCATCCCCATAAATATGGATCCATCGGTAGGATAGTTTGGCCCCAAATAAGCATTGCGATAAGCGTTCAAAAACTCTTTATCATGCTGCAAATATCTTAAACACCACAACTCTAAATCTGGCACAAGAATTCTCATAATTGCGCCATCTTTCATAGTGACATGACTATTTTTTAAAAATTGAATGCCGTCTGTATAAGATAAATGTTCTAGAAAATGGCAATTATAAATAACATCAACAGAGCAAAAATCAGCAGGAATGCTTTTACTTAAATCATGATTTAAATAATGATCCGAATCTGGTCTGCCATCCTCAAATCCAACATTAAGGTAGCCCTCTAAAAGATTGCCACCACATCCTAAATTAAGTTTAATCATTTTGTACCGTGCTAGTTGAGTGATCGTTATCAGTTAATGCTAATGGCGGGAAACAGACATAACTTGCCGTTTTTTGATAGGCTTCTGGCATGGCAGAATCTAGGCCAGCTGGAGTAACTCTCATACCTTGCACATTAGGAATGATGTATTCCACGGATGGCTTTAACGGGTAGCATTGGTCTAAAAACTTTTGAGCGCCAGATGGGGTAATGGTGTAGCAAATCGTCCCACAATAAGAATGTAGGTGCATCAAAATGCAACGGATAGGTTCATTTAAGTAATCGTTTTTATTTGCCCGCATACTGTCCTGATTAAACTTCATCTGTACAGGGCTTAAAAACGGCATATGGCTTGCCCAAAGGTCAGCATCATAGTTCCACCCCCAGCAGATGAAATCGTAAGCTATAGCCCGTTTAAATAGCTCTGAATTAGTTTCAAAGTCATTATGGAGCAAAGCATCATCTTCACAGATAGTAATTGGCTCATTAAGTTCAATACATTTCTTCCACAATTCAATATGGGACATGGCATTTCCCATACCACCGTGCTTATAGCTACCGACCAAATCCAAGGCGCTGCCGTCCACGGCTTCAAACACTTCAAACTGTAAATGGGAATTATCAGCTAAAAAAGCTTCTAATCTTTCTGGAGTTTTTTTAAGGGAAATAACATAGTTCATAGATGTTCCTTGATAAATTGCTTGGATAAAGAGAAGCCGTTTTCAAATTCTTCTTCTTGGTTTTTATAGCGAAAATCTTTCATTACCTTATCTACAATATAGGGATTGATAAAACCATTATCCCGTGGTGCATCAGGGTAATCCCCTAGCCAAACAAAGGTTGGTATTTTAAGCATGGAACTCATAGTCTTAATTGCGCTATCGCTGGCTACTACAACCTTGCATTGAGACACATAAGACAAACTTTTGGTTGCATCTTCATGACAGACCTTTTTAACATTATCAGTTTCTTGAATGTCTACCAATTCCTCTGGCAAACCAAATACCAATAAGTTGTAGTCATCAGATTTAAGGCTTTCAATTAAACGTAAAGGCAAGTTTTTAGTAATCATTCCAAACTGCTTTTGAACATTAATGGAATAACTGCTGCCACCTACATGAACGCCAACAGTAGGTTTGCCGTTATCAAAAAGAGGTTTTTCAGGGGTAAAAGGGTCAATATTAAAATAATAGGATCTAGGGCAAGCATATAACATCTCATCCCTGGGCAGGGAATTCATGATTTGAACTTGCTGTTCGTGTGTATCAAACACATACAGTTTTTCAAGCTCTATTCCTATAGATTTAAAAAAAAGATCTGCCCCTTTAAAATGAGTCACACACCAATACCGAATGGGATGTTTTTTATTGTCATCAATAAAAGGAAGCATCTGCAAAAAATCCCCAATTCCGCCCTGCAAAAAGATAATGTGTTGCGGGTTTATAACCATTTTTCCAATTCCTCTTTTACTTGTTGAATAACGCTTTCCCAATCGCCCAGTTTGGGCTGCCTAAAGATCTTGACTGTTGGATACCATGGGCTATCTGAGCGATCTAAAAACCAGCGCCAGCAGGTGTCAAAACGGTTTAAAAGCCATACTTCTTTACCCATACCAGCGGCCAAGTGCATAGTAGAAGTATCTACGGCAATCACCAAATCAAGGTTTTCAATCAGGGCAGCGGTATCCTCAAAGCTTTTAAGCTCAGAAGTTAAATTAACTAAACAGTCCCAATCCTTAGAAGCAGCCAATTCACCTTCTGCTGGCTGCCCTTTTTGTAAAGAATACAGCTCAACATTGTCAAGTTGTAAAGGTTTAAGCTTTTCTAAAGCAATATTCCTGCGTTCATTAACGGCCCAAACTTCTGGCTGATCTGGTCTAAATCCACCAGACCACACGATGCCAACCCGTTTTTTGGACTTATTGCCCATTTTTTCTGCAAAATACGCAACTTTTGTAGGGTCAGCCGTAAAGTATGGTTCATTGGGAATGGTGTCAACCTCGGTTTTGAACACCAAAGGTAAGCTAAACATGGGGCAATGGTAATCAAATGGCGGTATTTCTGACTTATCACCAATTACAATATCCACGCTATCCATGCGTTGCAACAATGTTACAACTTCATTTTGAACGCCAAACATTACTGTAGCGCCCCTTTGTTTTAATAGTTTGGCATAACGGCAAAACTGCAGAGTATCTCCGATGCCTTGTTCGCCATGAACAAAAATGGTCTTTCCCTCTAAAGATTCTTCTCCAGTCCATTGTGGCTTGGGAAGTTCTCTTTTTGGATAGCTTGTTTTGTTATAGCGGGATTCATATTCTTTCCAAGCATGATTGTAATTACCCCTATCGCCAATGGCTAAAAGGCACATAGAACGATTAAAACGGGCATCCGCAAGATCTGGGGCAAGCTCTAAAGACTTATCATAATCTGTCAAAGCGTCATCTATTCTGCCAATTTGTTGCAAAACTAAACCACGATTATTGTAAAAAGCCTCTGGAACTGGAGGATTCATGGCCAAAGCTTTGCTATAAAGGTCTAAAGCCTCGTCAAATTTATGGTAATTAATTAATGCTGCACCAAGATTATTAATGGCTTCTGGAAATTGCGGCTTCAAACGCAGGGCAGCCCGATAGTCTTTAATGGCATCTTCCATTTTGTTTAGGCTTTGGTAAGCACAACCACGATTAAATAGCGATTTAAGGTATTTAGGGTTGTGTTTAAGAGCAGTCGTAAAGTCTTGAATAGATAAATCTGTTTGTCCCAGTTCAAAGTAAACATTACCCCGAAAGTCTAAAGTGACCCAGTTTTTAGGTTGCACCTCTAAAGACTTGGTAAATACATCCAAAGCCACAAACCAATTGCGGACATCACACATGATAATGCCCAGTAAATTAAAGGGTTCTATGTACGTTGGGTTTGACTTTGTTAACTCATCACACATCATGGCCGCTTGTTCTCTATTGCCCGATTTATAGATAGCTAGAGCGGTATTAAATTTGTTGATGGCTTGTATTGGATGGGTATTTTTGTTCTTCATTTGCAAGGATTCTATATTACTTTTTTAAACTTGTAAAAATATTTTTAACAATGCTTAAAAAGTGTTAATATATGTGCATCTGGGTTATTTCTATACCACTACTGCCCCAGCAGACAATGCAATGATCGGTATAGATTCTTTTGCATAAGGAGTCCATTATGGGACGTAGTACATTTGAAGGTCCAGTTCTATCTGGAGACAATCGTTTTGGCCCAACTCGTAACGTAGGTTATCAAATGCTTGGTCAAAGCGCATCATTAAATTTAGCTACAACCACAGCAAATACTGCTGGTTATAGCGGAGCATCTGCTGTTTATGTTGCCTCTAACGGCATTCCAAACAGCAATGCTGTTATTTACACACCATCTTCTACAATTACTGCTACTGCTGCTACAGGTACTTCTGATACAGCAACATTAGTGGCTCGTGGCGCAGTATTTTACCTGCCTGCTGGTTGCCGTATTGTTGACATGAACGTGGATGTAGGCGCTGTTGCTACCGTTACAGGTGGTACTGCAACTTTGACATCACAGACTGTTTACATTTCTAACACATATGCCAATGCCTTGACTGCTACAGCTACTTACGCTGTTACTGGTGCAATTTCTGCTGTTGGCCGTCAATCTTTAACAGCATTTTCGGCTACTCAACTGACTAACCAACAAGCTACTTCTACTGACGTTATTGGTTTGCCAAGCACTCCAAACTTATCGCAAGTAACATTTAACATTGCGCTGGTTGGTGTTAACTTAGACAGCAGAACAGCATTGGCTGGTCAATACTACTTCACGGTTCGATATACCCAGCCTGACGGTAATATAGGATCAACAACTGCTTACCCTTATGGTAACTTTGACTAATTGATCCGAATGGGAGTCTTCGGACTCCCTTTTTAAAATTTAAGG